CTTCCTTCACTTTGGAGATTGGAGTGCAACTCCAATCTTCGGGGGATGGAACACAAGGGCTGTTTTTTCTACAATCCCCAACCATCCCTTCCTTTCTTTCCATGTTGCTCTGCCCGTCAAATCCTTTTTTCAACCTGCCTGCGATACTGTGCTGTTTGATGAGCTGATTGAGGCAGACCGCAGCCGCTGCCAGAACATACCCCTGCCCGATGCTGACAGCTACCAAAATCACCCACTGAATCCAGTTTGTCGGCTCACAGGATACCACCGACACCAGGGCGGATAACAAGATTCCAACTACACACAAAACAGTTGGAATCAGCGTATCATCGATCCGGATCGAGCGCTTAATGATACTTCCTAGCGCATACAGGCAGGGAACCAGCCACACCGTTTCCGGCATGATGTACTCTTTGACCAGGGATGAAATCTGACTGATTGATTCCACTTTGTCACCCCCTTTCATATACAGGGCAAAACAAAAGGAAAGTTGCACCTGAAAATACAACTTTCCTGCTATTTTTATAATTCTTCTTGTAAAAATCGTATCGCCAGAGTTTTAAAATCTTCTGGCTGTGCGGTTCGCGTTGATAGAGTAGTTGGAGTGACTGCCTGTATCATCTTCCCCGCTACCTGCTGCAGCAGCTTTATCTCTTGGCTTTGCAACTGGATAAATTCCTGTGGGGAATATTGCGTTTCGTCATACACCCAGAACTCACCCTCTCTGCGGATGTTTTCTCTAACATATACTGTAGTAGGTGAGCTTTGTGCATCGATTTCAGGTGGTCGCTCCATCTGGCTGCCGTGTACGTCTGTGTATCGCTTCATAGTTTTTCCTCCTTATGGGTGTGATGAAAATCTATAGAACCTCTTATCATAGTTTTGGATGCTTTTAATCCCAAAAGAATTCATATTCCTGTCTCCAACTAAAATGGCTTTTACAATATCATAAAGATCAGATTGATATTCCAGATCAATTTTTGAACAATAATACGTTGTTTCACTCGCCCCATTTTTAGTCTTTGGTATTTTGCTATCTTTTAACAGCAACATACCAACATAAGCATTTATTGGTGAAGTAGTAGAAACTAAAAATTTATCTTCATAAGAAGTTTCTTTTTCCATTTCGTCATATGGTGGATACAATTTTATTCCCATATAAATGCTTTGATTGTACTGTGTAGGTGTTACAGCCATTCCACAAATGACATACGGATTTCCCCACCAATTTTTCATATGAAAAATATTAATGGAATCATCTGTTTCTTTTCCTCTTCCATAGAACATGGAACTATGAGTATCCTTAACAGCACTTTCTGTAACAGGTCCATATCCAAAACATTCTTTATGGTTTAATGATTTAGACAATAAAATCAAAAGGGAAGAGATATAATCTCTCTCACTCCAAGAAGATGCAAAATACGTATTACCAATTTGGGAAATTTGTGATTGTAAATTTAAGAGCGACGTTTTTGTCAGTTCTTGAACATCTAAAGACGCGGATATATTGTTGCTGTTAAGAGATGCTGCAAACATGCTCAAATACATTTTAGGTGCAATTGTCCCATCTGCACGTTTAAAAGCATTTGCTAATGATTTTGAGTCTAGTGGTTCTTCTGTAATTATAATATAAAGATAATTATCCTGATTTTCTAAATTAACATACCATCTTGGAAACTCTACCATCGCATTGGCGGGATAATTGATGTCTGAAATATTTGATGGTGTCCCATCTTCTTTTTTGCTGTAATCGTTTGGATTTAAGTAATAGTCAACCGTACCATCATATCTCAACATACAGGGCTTGCAGTCTTTCACAAATCCAACATCTGCCCAGTCACCGTAATCGAACTCTCCGGTCTCTAAATTTACTCTTGCTGGTCTTTTCCCCACAGCGTCCAATATGTACTCGACCGATGTTTCTGGATCAGCATTATTCAAGTCAATTTTGACACCGTATTGATATCGTCTTTCCGGCATGAGAGAAAAGGTATTTTCCCTATTTGTATTGACTTTTCCATCGTCCGAATATGGAAACAGGCCATAGTAATAGGTTTTTCCGGAAGTTAATCCCTTATCAACAAATGGGGTACTTTTATACGCATCTCTTGTCTGACTATTCAGCACCTGTGTCCCATCAGTCTCATTTTTAGGAAAATCAATCTCGTTTCGGACAAGATAAGTTCCTGCCCACTTTGACACAAGTTGTCCGTCCACTGTTTTATCGGCAGGATCGGACCACTGAATAGAGACCTCTGTCTCTCCAGCTGTTGCATTGATCCCGGACACATTATCCGGAGCAACTGAAAACTTTCCTTTGCCAATCGGATATTCCGCTACATAAGTACCGCTTATCCTTGTTACCTTCACCCTGTCTCCCAGCTTAAAGGTAATGGATTTGTTATAGCGGTATCTTTTGGCAGTTGCTTCCGATTCCCCATCAAACTGAAGCTGCAACCCATCCTCATAGACACCGACAACCGTTGCAAAATTTGCCTGTGATGGCTCTTCTACTATTCTCCGCTTTTCATCCTGATACGATAAATAGTTCATTCAATTACCACCCTTTGTGCAGTATGTGTCATTTCTCCGTCAAAGCTCAGCGTCATCTTCCACTGGGTTTCCTGATAAATCCCACTAGCCTGTGGATGATGAATCGAAACAATATCTCTGACCTGATGCTGATTGAGCGCTGTCCGGAAAGAAATGGTTTCGGTCGAACACATGGACTGAAACCGAAGATTATCCACATATTTTTGAAGCTCTTCCTGATTTGCGATATCATCCAGTTTCTCGATTGGCGCCTGTACCCTTCCAATATTGACCGTTGAAATTCGACTGGTCGGAATATCATTTACTGAGACAGCAATCATGGGTTCCTCATATTCCGGAGAAGAAACCATCGCAGTAAAAACATTGTAAGCCTTGTAAATATCGCTGCTGATATCGACCTGTGGCTTAATTTGAGACAACTCCCCACTCTCATATCTGTGGTCGATGACCGTCCCATCAACCTGTCTGTGAGGCTGTATTCTCGCGTTTCCTTCCGTATCAAACCAAAGAGACTGATAATTGATTTCCGCAAGAAGGCTGTTTATAATTTTTATCCAGCTGGTTCCGATCTCCCAGTCAGCCCGGTCATTTTTCAGCGTCGCATCACTTTGAATGGCAATGATCCTGCTGATTCCCAATTCAAGCAGGATGGACTGGACAATATCAGTATAACGTTGACCTGCCTGAAATAGGACTCTCTTTTCTGTTCTGGAACGCTGTGGGATTCTGCCTAAGTCCATCCCTTTTATCTGCCAGAATTTCAATCCTTTTTTATCCATACAGTCATCCGCTTGGCTGATGAGATACTCGCCCAGGGAACTTTCCTTCCCACCAATAATCAGGTATGGCTTTATTCTTGCCTTTAACCAGTTTGGTTTTTGGATGTTTAACACAAACTCCCCTGACAGAGACAGCTTGACTTCCGCATCCGAATCACATTTGACAGAGGGTTTGTTCAGTGCAAATGCCTGACCGATACAAACGCCGTTTTCCACGATATCAAATCGAAATGTCGGTGTTTTATTCAATCTTGACAACCTCCCTCTGTGTTTCTTCTATGGACAGCTTCACATCCGTTGCCCTGTCGCGGCTACACTCCACTGATACAAGTACGCCGATGATCAGATCCCCTCGAACATCCTTATAAATCACTGTTTTCCCTGTCAGGTTTTCAAGCTGATCAGCAGTCGTTTTATCCGTTGTAAACTCCAGCGTATGACTTGCGTCCAGCTCATTTGACACATGAGCAACCGGCAGAGGATTTCCGGAATAATACACCATCGTTACCGGATAAGATCTCTTGATATCATGGCTCGGATAAGAACCTCTTTTTCTTTTAAGCTCGATCCAGCTTAGTGCCTTTAATTCCCCAATCACCCCAAAGGGGACGGAAACCTTCTCTGTTATTCTTTCGCTCTGTTGGTAGTTGCTCTGTTCATCCACACCCATCGCATAATAACTGTGGCTGCCAAGGGCGGTATCATCCAGATAAGTAAAAGCAGTGTCGACTCCTTCCCGCTTCACTGCTTTTCCAATCAGGACATCATCCCGATAGATATAGTTTTGTGGATATGTGCTGTTGATCGACAACGATACCGCATAGTTACTCACACTTGCAGAAAGGGTGATCTGACCGGATGGGGTGTTTTTGATTGTCGTCTGTGCACTTGCCCACGGACTCCAAAGATCAAACTGATTTTTTACCCGCACATTAACTGTAATAAAACCGTCAGGGAGAAAATCCTCCCAACGATAACTTTTTGCAGCTGACAAAACTGACCGTGTACTGTCGTTTATCCTGACCTCTGCCTGAATCTGTCCTTCCGATTGCCAGCTGATAACAGGGCGTGGAGAAGAAGTCACACTTGTGATGATCGGAGCAGGAGGCGCAGATCGGACGATAATAGAGGCTGAGTCACTCCAATTTCCCGGAGTAAGATTGCTGTTATAGGTTCTGACACGCCATTCCAGATTGCCAGCAGGCAGGGTATTTGCAGGAACATCATAATAGGTCTGATCTGTTTGCTTTTGGTCAATCAGCGTTTGCCACTGGGAATCGCCCTCACGATACTGGATTTCATATCCACGCGGCAGCGATGCAGTCGAGATGGTGTGTTCCCACTCAAAGCGGTTTACTGCAGAACCATCTAGCGTGATCAGGTTAGGCCGGATAATTTTCGCGCTTGATGTGCCGTCTACGGTGGTAAATTCCTGCCACTCGGTAGTTGCCGTTCTTCCATCATCGGTTGTCACCGAAACCTGCCATTCATAAACATCGGATTCCAAGCTATTGGCTGAAATCACATGAAATGCAGTCTCTCCCGAAATATCAGTGGTTTGGATATTTCCATCGTTTTTCTTGCGAAGACGAAACTGTGCTGAGGTTTGACTTGTCATTGGGTCATAAAGATAAAGTGTGGGGGCAATCTTCCACTCAAATTTGAAATCTTTGGAAGAGTCAACAAATCCAGTACTTGTGGTCTCTAAATATAAATAGTCTGTATCTATTGTAACTTCCATGTATGGAGGGCTGCTTGTGCGGGATGACTGCATCGTAACCTTAGAATATCCATGATCATAGAAAGGATTAATATAAACAAGTGCCTGTCCATAAATCAGGAAAAATAAAAAGTTATCCCAAAAGTATTCTTTGGTTAGGAGGTCTGTATAATCACTCAATCTCAAGTAATCAAATTGAAATTCCGTATAATTAGGGTACTCTTTATCTAACAGCAATTCATCTTCACCCACGCTAGTAGCTCTTGCATTAATAGTATATGTACCTAAAATATCGCTGTTTACAATAAATTGATTATATTGTGATTTATATATATCTCCGCTAAAAAGATCTTTTGATACTGCTTCAAAATTAAACATAGTATAATGTGTAATATCTACAAACGTTTGATTAGCCTCGATAATTGCATTAAAATTAAGTTTAGCTGAGAGAATTTTATGTTTTTTGATTTTCTCATCTATACTAAATTTTAATAAAATAATCTGATTGTAATAATGCTTCTGTCCTATATCAGTAGTATACGCTTTTAGTTCTAGAGTTTTTCCCATGTTCCCCTCGGGAAGACTCTTATCCAGATATACCGATTCCACACAATTGACTCTAATTGTTTCCTGTGCCATTTAGAACCCAGCCCATCCTTTCTGTACGCTTAACGGGTAATCCTTTAACCCGTCCAGAATATTCAGAAAACCGTCAAGATTATCTACCGAAACATAAACGGAAATGCTGTTTGTAACGGTTGCTGTTTTTTCCTGAAGTGTCTTTTTTAAGCTGTCCACTAGCTGAGAAAGATCTCCGGAAGTTCCTGTTCCTCCCAAACCAGAAGATCCAGCACCGACAGAAAGCAGTGTTTGTTCAGCCAAAGGAGATGCAAACACCTGCTCTCCCCTTGCAAAAGTCATGACCTGTGGATTTGGTACGGGAGCTGGTGCCATTCTTGGAGTGCTCATACTCATTACACCAAGATCAGAATTTCTCATACTGTTGTTTAAATCTCTTTGTTGTTGTTCTTGTCCTAATTTTTGGAAGCCTTCAATTAATTTGTTGATTAGTTCAAGGGTTTTTTTGGCAACCCAAACCCATCCTTCCAAAGATTTCGTCAAAAAAGTGTCTATGCTAAATCCAACTGGTGCTGCAACACTCGCAAGATTTGCTAACTCTTGATTTAATGAATCATGAGCTTTTTTGTTTTCTACTAATGCCTGGTTGTTTTCCTCATAAGCGCGTGTAGTGCCTGGTAAAGTTGTTTTAGAAAGTTCTTTTAAAATATATTCTTGTTCTTTTCCGCTTTCTGCTGCGCGTTTTAAGCCTTCATTAAATTCATCAACATTAACCCCTAAACGCTCTAACAGCTCCCCAAACTGCCCAACAGCTTCTTTTGTCGCGATGGTTTCTTGCAAGCTTTCTGCCAAATTTTCAATTTGAAGCGTACCATTATTACCACCAAATTTTAATACAGCATCATTAAGCCTTTCAACGATAGTAGCCATATTATTATCAGTAAATCCACCTGCGAGAAGATTTGACATTGCTTCTACTTTTGAATTAGTATCTTCTGTTACTATACTAAATTCTGACATTCCGTCGCGTACTGCATCCATTGAAACCCCTGCTGCATCAGCATTAACTTCTAAGATAGCAAAACCTTCACGCATTTCTTCGGTACTTTCCATTAGTGTATTGATGCCTGCCACTAATGCTGTAATTGCACCAACCGCTACGCCGCCAATCACTCCCGCCATAGCGGCACCAGAAGCAGACGCGCCACCCAGGCTTCCCGCAAGGCTTGTGATCACGCTTGCCGCAGAACCTCCCGCTCCCGGAAGCAACTGCAAGCCCTGTGACAAGAGATTCATTGCATTTCCCGCAGTCTGTCCGCTTCCCGAAAGCCCTTCGGTGGAGCTTGCCACATCCGAAAGACCGCTTGCTGCACTGGAAGCATTGCCGGAAATATCCCCCAAAGCCTGCCCGGTTTCTGTCGCACTGGATGCAAGAGAACCCAAACTGCCGTCAGCGGATGCAGCCGCAGAACCTACCTGATCTATATTTCCTGCTGCAGAAGATGCCTGACTTCCTGTTTTATTGAGTGACGATGCCGCCTGTGCGCTCGCTTCATCCATCTTCTGGGCTTTCTCGGCATACTTGTCTGACTTTTCGATCATCTTGTCCAGCGCTTCCTCTGCCTTGAGAAGGTTCTTTTGCAGCTTGAGTGCTTCCTCGCTGTCTGGCCCTTTCAAATTGGAAACTCGCTCATATTTTTCCTGCAGGGCATCCATGAGCTTTTTCTGGACTTCGATCTGTGCATTGAGGTTGTCCCACTGTTTTTGCAGTTTTTCCATATCCCCACTCTGCAGCTGATCGATGCTCTTTGCGACCTCTCCCATCGTTTCGGCGGTGGATTCTGCGGCTTTATCTACCTTATCAAAGGATTGTCCTCCGGTTTTTGAAAATTCTTGGATTAAATTTATCATTAAGTTAATACCTTTAACTAATTTATTATTATTAATTTCGGTGTTAAACTTAATGGTTCCATCTGCTGTTGACATATTCCACCACCTTGTAATAGAATGTATTCGAGTAATATGTTTTCTGGGAGTGCTTTTTATGATTTGTCCAAACTGTAATACGGAATGCAGCAGTAATTTTTGCCCGAACTGCGGCGCGAAGTGCGTCCGCATCTGTCCAAACTGCGGTGCAAAATGTGAAGGGAAATTCTGTCCGGACTGCGGTACCAAACTGGAAGATAACCAGCCAAGCCGCGGAAAAGTAGTTGTCCCGCCAAAATATGAGATAAAGGATGACCCTTACATCCAATTCAACGACCCGAAAGGAAAGTGGCCTGCTTTTTTCCTCTGCTTATTTCTGGGATGGCTTGGCGCACACCGCTTTTATACTAAAAAATATGCCAGTGCAGCTGTCTATCTCCTGATGTTGGTTCTCGCTCCATGGGCTTTACCTTTCTGTATCATCTACGATCTGATTACCATTATTACGAATTCCTTCTTCTGGGATCACAAACAAATGGTCGCACGCTATCAAGCTTCAGAAAACAAAAACAGAATTGAAGGTTGGATGATTGCGATGCTTATTCTGGTTCCGATTTCTCTTTTGCTGTCTTTCCAATCTGATGATATGTTTCACACTGCAGTGGAAATGTTCTGCTTTTTTGGTGTTCCGGTATTCGGTATCCTGACACTGGATTCATACCGAAAAGGGAAAACCTTTGCAATGTCTTTGATTTTCTGCTTAATCTGCCTTGCACCATTTTTGGCTTATGGAGCAGGAATCATCTCTTTATAGAGCTAATCTTCATCCTCATATTCACTATCTTCCAGCGCATAGAGCCGCTGCAAACGGCGGATCTCTCTGCGCTGTTTTGCGTCCTTCATTTTGGAAAGTTCCTGAGAACCGATCCCGCGAATTTCCATTCTTCGCTTGATCTGGCAGCCTTGCGGCAGACTATGAAATAACGCCATAAACTGCCACCAGTGCATATCTTCCTGTGTCAGGTCGATTCCGTTATAGGTCTTAAAATCAGCCCAGACCGCCCAAAAATCCTTTTTCAGGTCGAGCACCTGCCTTTCGTCCTCGCTCGGGACGTTGGGCAGTCCGCAGCGGCAGAACCACGCCGCCTGCAAAAACAGCTCCAGAAACAAAAAAGGGTCCGGCGGCGCTGGGCTTTTTAATATCCTTCTCAGCGCAAAGACCTGCTTTTCCTCAATAGTCAGGTCATTCCTGTTTAAGATACCTTCAAAAGCGATCCAACTACGAAATCCCGTTTTGATGGGATACGCTTTTCCCTGCACAGTGAGGGTCTGGGGCAGGGTATCAATCTTCCCCATCTTCTTCCTCCTGCATCTTTGCTTCGATGTACTGGTTACGGTTTAACAGAAGGTTTGCATAGATAAAATTACAGACCTCCATGTGTTCGGCGGAGTTTGGCTTTCTGTTTTTGAAGATTGCCTCGTATCCTTCGATGCCGAGCACCCGGGTGATAAAGCCTTTCGCCGTTTCATACAGTGCGCGGTTTGCGTCCTCCGCCTCCTGCATCTGGGCGATCATGTCCCCGTTTTCCTGAGGCTGCATCATCTTTTCCCTTGCCTGCTGCAGCTCCTGATAATACCGCATCAGGTTAGAAAAGCTGTCGATGACCGCCGAGACCATCCCCACGTCAGTAATGTCCAAATCAAACTCCATCCCACAGATTTTTACTGTGGGACGGGGCGCAAACTGAAACTCTCTCATGGTTTAACCCTCCGCCTTTGCCCAGGTATAGGTTCCGTCAGCATTGGTGACAGTGCCCTTTTCCGACGCGCCGGTCTTGGTGATGCTGAAGCTGATATCCGCACGCATCTGCGCTTCACCGGAGCCGTCGTTCTGGATGGACACCGTTGCCGGATATCTCTTTCCGTTTGGAGAACCTACATCGATGACATCGTAGTACTCGATAATCTCGGTATTTCTCTTGCTAAGGTCCTCGAGCATCATGTCAAAGACCATATCCTGTACAGGGTCACCAAGTTTGCGGTGACCGGTAAAGGTTCGAGTGATCTTCTGGGTAGCAGGTTCCGATTCCGGTGTGCCCCTGCCGTCCATGTAGTAGTAATCTTCGCTTTCTTCCTCGATCTCGGTTTCGGTCGCAGCGATGCCGACGGTAATCGGCTTCCAGTCCTCTTTTTCCTTTGTGCCGAGATTCATGAGGTAAATTCGGTTATAGTTTTTCGGCGTCTTGAGTGCCACGCTCATCATCCTTTCTCATAAATCAAAATAAACTGCGCCTGATACAGCCCCTTTACGCCGTCCTCATCCTGTGAAAACAGCATCGCATTCGCTGCCCGCATCGATTCCGCAGACTTCCCATCGCTAAGCTTTGGAAGATTTCTCTTTTTGGTCTGGATATCCAGCCAGTCCGAAAACTTCTCAAAGAAACCGGTCGCTTCGATGCGTTCCCGGTCGGAGTTGGTGTAGGTGCGAAAGTACAGTGCAAAATTGTGCTGACAGACCGCCGATCCGTCCATATAGGTGGAGATGGGGTCTCCTTCGCCATAATCAGCGATACCGTAGTTGTCCGGCTCTGAATCAGTGTAGTCAGTATAGATGGCTGCCATCTCCGAAAGATACGGACAGGTGGAGATAAATTCGGTCACACTCTCGATGATGCTCATACTGATTTACCACCCGCTTCCTTTGCAACCAGTTTACTGATTTCCTGTTTCTTTTCTTCCCACATTCTCGGAATCCACATTGCTCCCCGCTTTCCTCCGCCGCCATAGTTCAGGCTTTTGCTTGTTACCTTCTTCGGCGCCCTGCCTACCATGACCTTGCCGAAGTATACATACCTTGAATACGGCTGCACATAGGTGATGTGATCCTTGCCGACCTGTGCGGTGCGGATGAGCGTTTTAGAGCGCATCGGGGTGTAAGGTTCTGCCTGCTTATAAATCTCATTGGTGAGCACCTGCTGCACTCTTCCTCCCGGCTGCAATCCTCTGGACTGGATGAGCTTGGAGAGTGCGCCTGTGTCGACCTTAACTGTCATCGGCATGTTAGAACCCTCCAATCCGGATGTGCGGGAGAAGCTTCCCTCGGTTATCTGACACTGCATTGATTGTGATGACTGCATCGCAGTTTTTCTCGAGCCACGTCGGGAGAGTATCGTCATCGGGCGCGCTCCAAATCTCGCCCAGCACAATCTTATCTTTTGGCGATACCGTCCACATTCCAATTTGATTTTGGAGGAAAAAACGGCGAGAAACAAAGTCTTTTCCCTGTGTATCTGCACCGACTGGGATGCGGATAGTGCAGGTTTCGCTTGTCTGCATCCCTTCTTTACCTGTTTGGGCTGCGTGCGAATACTGCCACGACACGTCTTTTATGACAGTGCCTGCCCAGCGTTCCTTGCGGTCGGCATCGATGTAGCGGTTGAAAATAGTGATCGTCCTGTTTGCGCCTAACATCTTCCCACCCCTCGATACAAAAGTCCTGTGCCGGACAGATACCGGCGGGCAACGTTTAAGACACGCTGCTCCGCCGTCTGCTGGCTGTTTGGGTTTGCGTAGCTTTCGCTGTATCCGTCGTTGGATGCGCTGACAATGCCGCCGCCTTTGGTTTCGTTGACAAAAACCACCTCCGCGATGGCGCAGCAGGCTTTCTTGATCTTCTCGGAATACGGTCCGTTTCCGTCTGCTTTTCCATCGGTCAGGTAGTCGATCCAATCCGCGGCACGCTCTGCAAAGGATGCAAATTCCTGTTCGGACAGCTGATTGCCGCGGAAGGTGTCAACATAATATGCGTAATCGGCGTATGCCATTGTCTACACCTCGTGCTCTTCCGGTGTTTTTTCCTCTGCCTGCTGTTCTTCCTCCGGCGGATGTTTTAACTGGACATGACTTTCCAGTTCTTTTTTTGTTTTAAAACGTTCTCCACATTTCGAACAACGATATTTGTGTGGCTCTAATTTCAAACCGACTGTTCTCATATTAAATCCTCCTTAACCTGCTGTTTTGTGGTGCAGATAGATGCCTTTTGCTTTATTTTCGTAAGCATCTGCCAGACCATAGGCACGGAAGAAGAACTTCCATGCATCCATCTCCTGATTTTCTTCCGGAGAGATGATCTTGTTGACGGTATGTTTCGGATACTGGAGAACTGCGGATTTGTGAATGACCATGAAGTTGATATCTGCACCGGTTACATCCGTTTTCTTGTATCCTCCGGCGGTTTCATCGTCTTTGCCGCTCATCAGGTCAATCGAGGTATAGAATCTTGTCTGCGGAACCTTAATAATTTTGAAAAAGCGTTCCATGACTGCTTTTGATTTTGTTGTATCCATGTCCTCAATCAGACCATGCAGGGTCGGTGTGATAAACAGATAGCGATCACTGTCCGGCACCTCCGCTTCATCCATTGCGTTTGTGGCTGCTCTGAGTGCCGAAACCAGAGCAGCGCCATCCTCGATGCTTGCCTCCACGTTGCCGATTCCGGATACTGCTGCATAGGTCGCAAAGCGGAACGCATCCAGCTCTGCCGCTGTCTTGGTGCGGATAAACTCGGATGCTAACTTGCCGAACGCGATTCCTGCGGTTTCTACGTTATCCATGTTGTCCACATTAAAGGAACGGCCGCGGTCATAGTTAAACTTGACTGTTTCATAGTTCAGGGTAACATCACCTTTTGGATATCCCTCGTTTCGGCTGTACTCACCAAGACCCTGCATCTCAATTTTTGGAATGACGATCTCGTTCGCATTTGCTCCTGCCTGTACCAGTGCCGGATCTCCATCCAGATCTGCTGTCAAAGATTCCTTTTTATAAACCTCATCCAGCAGTGCGATGTACTTTTTAAAGAGTGCAATGTTATTTGCCATACTGTTTCATCCTTTCTTTATTTTACAGGCGCAAGTCCCATCACGGCGCGCGCATCATTGTCGTTCATCTGGTGGAAGGACTGACTCTGTGTGGTAAACTGTACCGTTGGTGCAGCACTTCCAAACAAAAATGCGCTGTCCTCATTCTTTTTGAGCGTTTCCAGCTGTTCCTCCAGACCGATGATCTTTCCTTTATCGTATTTGAGCGCATCCCTGTCAAGCAAAGCTTTGACTGCTTTCGGGTTGCGTGCCTGTGCTTTGGTAAGTTCCTTGTCCAGTGCAAAATCAAACTTTAACTGTTCGATCTCCCTTGCGCTGTTCTCTGCCGCCTGATTGTATTTCTGTTCCCATTCGGCGGCTTTCTGT